GATGAATTACACAATTTATTCTGAAGCTACAGGACAGATTCTCAGGAATGTTCAGACCAATAATATTGAGATTCAGTTAGAAACCGGTGAATCTTATATTGAGGGTTTTGTAGATGATGCCAACTATTACATTGAAAGCGGCATTCCTATTGCAATACCACCTAGTCCTAGCCCATATGCTGTATTTAACTTTAGTACAAAACAATGGGTTTTGAATGAAAATCTAGCTATTGCTGAAGTTTCTGATCAAAGGCAAAAATTGCTTTATTCTTCAGATTGGACTCAAATACCGAATAATCCATTAACTGCTGAAAAACAAGCAGAATGGGCAACATATCGTCAGCAATTAAGGGATATTCCAAGCCAATCCGGATATCCATTTAATGTAATTTGGCCTACACCACCACAAGGATAAATTATGGGAATGCCTACCGCATCAGTACAACAGTCACCAAATCAAGGTGGTGGCAAGGGCATGGGTTCACAAATGAATGCTCCTGCCCAAACTCAGCAAACTGACCAGTCAATGTCGCCAAACTATGTGATGTCTGACAATCAGCAAGCTGCCGGTGGACAAAATGGTCAACCTAGTGGCAAGGGTGGCAGAAACTACACCATGCCTGGTCAAGGCGGTCAACCAAGAATGGGTCAACCAAATGCCTATTCAAACACTATTCAACCATGGGATAATGCTTCCATACAACCTCAGAGACAGTCTGGGAAAGGCAAAGGGTACTAATTATGGGTAAGTCATCCGGAAGTTCACAAGCACAGTTAACTCCTGCACAGAATGCACTTTTAGGCGCTCAAACTGACGCTTTGACCGGTACATTCCTACCTGCCTATAAAAAGACTTTAGGCATGGCAAATGATGTTTATGGACAGGTTAATCCTGTTGCCACAACTGCCGCCAATACCGCTTTGGATGTTGGTCAAAGAGCAGGTGCTTTACAAGAAGCCGGTGGTTCTCAAGCTTATGTACAGGGTATGCAAGGTCTACAAAACTTGTTTAGCCCACAATATAAGCAAGAGCAAATCAATGCTTCTATGCAACCGGCTCGTGAAGAGATTCGTAACCAACTGTCAGGCCAGAACGCTATGTATGGTGGTGCGGGTGGACTAGGTTCTGCTCGTCAAGCTTTGGCAGATCGTAACTTGAGTCAACTTGGTGAACAACGATTGGGTACTGTTGCGGCTCAGACTTCTGCCAATGTGGAAGGTCAACGCCAAGCGGCTGCCAATTCTTTGTTGGGTGCAGGTCAAGCAGGTCTATCTGCCGCACAACAATCTGCAGCAAGTCGTATTGGTTATGCTCAAACACCGCAAGATGTGTTGGCTAAATACGCATCAGTTATATACGGCACACCACAGGCTTCTACTACTCCCAACTTTGCAGGAACTCAGGGCACTACTAGTTCTAGCAAGGGATTCCGTATTTAAGGAAAAATCATGGCAGATAAAGTAACACCAGGGATGGAATTTGCTAGTTGGACTTCTCTTCCATCTATTACCGAAACAATGGCCTCAATGCAAAGAGGTGGACCTAAAAGTCCATTATTGATGGCGGCTGGCAAATTATTGGAACAATTTAATTCTTCTGATCAAACCCCTGATGGTGCTGTACCGGCTCCAACTACTATGGGTCAAGGTTTAAATTATCCAAACAAACAAGCAATTGATCCAAATGCAGCTCCTGTTGGAATGGGTGCTTCTGATTACAGATTGCCCATGCAACAATCTTTGCAAACATCATTGCCAAGCTTAAGTCAGCCAACAACTCAGCCAACTGATAGTTATACAAAATACTTATTTGCACCGAGGTAAATATGGCAACACTTGATCCTGTCGTTCCTGATACAAAATTTGCTGTACCTCCTTCTGATGCACTTAAAAGTCAATTTGACCAAGCGGCTTCAAATGGTGATGTAAAAAGCATGAATGACTTGTTGCCTACAGCAGCAGGTACTTCTTTAGTGCCAAGCATTATTCAATCTGCTGATGTCATGCGGAGAAACATTACTCCGGCAGAAGTTTCTTTACAAGCGGCAAAAAACAATGGTGGCTTAAGTACACCACAAGGTCGTATTGCATTTGCTGATACTGTTTCAGAATTTAAGAAATTACAACCTGAGACAGGGTTTCTTAAAGGAATTGCCAATAGTTTGATGGGTGTTCCTGATGCATGGAAGTCAATGACTCGTGGGTTGGAAACTTCTCGTGTTGAATACGATAAGTTTGGCAAACCAGTTATTGCTTCTTATGCTCAAAACAATCCTGATACACCATTTCAGGTTTTAGATGGAAACACTAAACAACCTATTTCTATCAAAGAGTATGGCGAAAGAGGTGTTCATCTTTTTAAAGATGCGGCTCAATCACCATTTGTGCAAGCAGAAGGTGAAGTTGTTAAAAAGAATGCTCAAGAGTTTGCAAAATCTGCTGAACGAGCAAACATCAATGCTGCCGCCTATTCTGCTATTGGTAAAAATGCACAAAAGATGGAGCAATTGTGGGATTCGTTTTCATCTAAATATGGCATCTCTAACGATACAATGAATGAATTGTATTCAATTAGCAGTAAAACTTTGTCGCATGAACAAGCAGTTTCCGATGCTGTTAATCAAATGCTTCAAGGAATGTCAAATGAAAGCAAAAGAGAAGGCGCTGAAAAACTTAGATCATTAACGGGTGGCGGTGGAATTCCGGCTATTGTTAGCATAAATGGTAAAAATCAATATGTTGATTCGACAGGTAATGCGTATTCAACTCAAGACATGCAACAAAAAGTTAATGATTACTTGAAGAAAAATACTTTAAATACTCAGTATCAGCAAAACAAACAAGCATTAGAAGAGTCTGCAACATTCAAGATTTTGGACCCTGATGCAAAAGTTGCAATGCGTGAGATTATGAATCTTACACAAGCAAACCATATGTTGAAGAACGATGTTGCAAGCACTGTTGGTGCTTTGCCAATCATTACAACAGACATTCCACATAAGATTGGTGATCCATTTAAAGTTGGAATTATTAGCACACAAATTGCACAAGCAAACGCTGAAAAAGTTGCGGCTTTTCAAGACTTTTTTGCCAATGAATCTAAAAGATTTTCACCCTCAAATCCTCCAACAGCAGGTGCATTAGAGGCGGCATTTACTCGTCCAGATTCAGAAACATTAAATGCAATTAACAATAAGTATGCAAAACGAATTCAAGAAATTGAAGCTCGTTCAATGCCTGAAACAAAACAGACTTCATTAATTGGAGCTTCTGTTAATGGACAAGCATTGCCTACTGGTGAAAAACAGACAGAGAAAAAAGGTGTTGCGGGTCGTTCATTTAAGAATACAAATGCACCCGATCATTCGTCTATGTTGAAGTCAATCATTGAGAGGAATTCAAAATGACTGAGCGTGTCAATAATATTATTCTTGAAGCATTGCAACAAGGAATTCCGCCTCAAACAATTTTTGATGAATTTCGTAAAATTGACGATCCAGATATTCAAACTTATCTAAAAAGATATCAACAAAATGTTAATGAGTTTGAAAAGCCTGTTGAAAAAGAAGCTCCACCACTTACCACTTCAGCACCTGTAAATGGTTCTCTTTCTGTTGGTCCAGTAGAGGCCGCTATTGCTGGCGGCACTGCCGGACTAGTTGGCGTAGGTGCAAAAGCTCTCTATAACAAATATACAAAAGAACCTAAAGAAGCTGTTGCTCCTAACGAAAAAGTATCTGCACCTGTTAGAAGTCCTATTCAGGAAGAAATGGAAAAGTTAAAACTTAAGCAAGAGCAAATTAAAACTGAACAATTGCAAAAAAAATATGAGATGTTTATAGCAAAAAACACTCAGACTGAAGCTGAAAAAATATTAGGTCGCAAAATAACTGACCCTGCTGACCAAAGAATTGCTGAAGCATTATTGGCTCAACAAAAACAAAAAGCAGGATTTGGTCAAGGTCCTTCTTTGCAATCTGCTTTGCCATCTACACAGCCACAATTTACAACAAGCGCAACAACGCCTAATGTAACAACATCACTTCCCGCTTTACAACAAGAAGCCTCTCAAATTGCTCAAGTTGCTGAAGCTGCTGACAATGCTGCAGCCAATAAAACTCAACCACCCACTACTGTTAATCAACAATTAACACCTCCTGCATCTGCCGGTACTCCTAATGGACAAGTAGTTTCCACAGGCGCTACTCCCGCACAAGCAGAAGCTCCTATTGTTAAAACAGAAGAACTTAAACAAGCTGTTGAGCCTACACCTGAACCTGAAAAAGCTAAAAAAGAACCAAAGATTCCAAAGCCTGAGTTCTTTAAAAATGCTCCTGCCGCAGAGCGTTATTTATATGGCACATTTACAAAGTACATGGATCAACCTGCTAGTGCCCAAGCTGTTGTTGCTAGGGCGGCTGACTATTTGCCTGAAGGTGCTAAGTTTCAATTGCAACCAGGTGGTGAGGGTGGTGGTTTACATCCTGAACAAAAACCACATTTCAA